TTATAAAAATTATCTAAAGGATTTAATGTAGCAAAAACATTGCTTGGATTATCTTCAGTATTAGTTAATGTACCACCTGCAACTGTAAAGTTATTACCATTACCAGATTGGTCTGTAACTGAATTACCATTTTTAAGAATAAAGAAACCATTAGTTCCATAAGTTACACTTGGAGAAGTTTTAATTTTCCAAACACCATTAGCATCATATTCTCCAAATGCTGTTGGGTCATAAGCTGTGCTATCTATGAAATTAATGTGTGACATTGAGCCATCAAAATGATTACTGCCACCATTACTTGCACCAATAGTTTTTGTTCCATCTACAGGTAATGAAAGAGCTTGATTTTGTGATGGAATTGTTGAAGAAGCAAAAGTTACTTGTTCATTATTAACATAAAATTTAATTCTATTTGAACTTGTAACTTGTGTAGTGTCTACTTCTAAAACTAAATGATACCAAGCTGAAGTATCTCTAAAAAGATTATTTGTTACAAAAATAGCAGTATCTCCACCACCTACCCTATCAAAATATCTTATATCATCTGTACCCCTAAAATACATATAACCATAATTATTAACATCTTTATGATTATAAAAAATTGTTTGGTCTGCTGATATTTTACTTCTTTTAAGCCAACAACTATAAGTAAATTTAGTTTGATTAGATGGTGTTCTTGTTTCATTAAATGTTAAATATGTACTAGCCATTAGTTAAACTCCTTAATTTTTTTATTTATTTTTTTCATAATTTTTTATTTTCCTTTTATTAATTGAATTGTCCACCACCAGTTGCACCATAAGAAGATGTAAGCGAGAAACTTCTGTCTGCTATTTGACCTTCTGCATCGGTTGCTCTGATTGTAAAATTATATGTTGTTGCTGTTGTACTTGTACCACCAAAATCTGTTGTACTTAAAACACCAGCAGAAGATAAAGTAACATTAGCCGTAGCCAAATTACTTCCAACTTCACTAAATGTTACAGCACTATCTGAAGTGGCTGCAACGGTTGCAAGTATACCAGAAAAATCTCCAGCAAATGTACCAAGTGAACCAGAAGCAGTTGTCCAAGTAGGAGCATCAGATACAGTTAAAATATTTGAAGTTGATATAACTGCATTACCATCTGGATTTTCTATTCTCATTCTATATTGAGCATCAACACTTAAAGTAATTGTAATTGTTAATGATGTAGAATTATTAAATGTAATTGTTGAAGCAGGATACCATATACCTGTAGCAGTATTTATAAATTCAACTTGAGTACCCGATATAAAATTAGATCCAGTAATTGTAATTGTTGATTCAGCATTAGTAATTGTGTCTGGAGAAATAGAACTAATAGTTGGTGTAGGGTTAGCTGCTGTTATTCTAGCATCAACTCTTGCATCAGTATAATATAAATTAGTATTTTCAGGTACAATTGATGTATCTAAAGTATTAGTTACTGAATAATTTGATGCATTACCTATAAATATTTTACCATCATTAAGGTTTGGTGTAGCATTACTTCTACCAGCACCACTTATTAATAGTGTTCCTGTAGTTGCGTGTAATTTTTCAACTTTTGCAATCTTTTGAACAAAGTTTGATTCACCTGTTGGTTGAATATTTGTTAAATCACCAGCAGTTGTAGCACTTACATAAATTTCATCACCTAATGCCCAAGTTTCACCACCATTACCAGTTGTATCTAAATTTGTTGCTTGTCCAAATGCAATAATATCAACTGGATTATTTGTATTTACAGTTGATCCTGCTACACCAAATGATGGCATATGTGAGGCACTACTTGCATTTGCTTTTGATACAATTGGTGTTGAACCAGTTACACCACTTACATAAACAGCATCACCTTTTGTTAAAGCTTCTCCTGATTGTGCTTTGAATAATATTTCACCTCTTAATGGACCAATAAATTCTGTTGATTCAACTTCGCCAAAAATAACATCATCAGTAGTATTTAAACTTTGATTATATAATGTACTAATATCAACAGAGTTACCATTTGAAATAGTTAAATCTGGAGTACTAAATGATAATGTTTGGCTATCAGTTTCGCTTGTTATATAACCAGCATCATTTATCCATTGTGATATATTACCACTTTTATTTGTTAAAGTATCAGTTGAACTTGCTGTAATAAAACCAGCTGTATTTGTATTAATAACTGTCTGAACTCTTGCATCAGTATAATATAAATTAGTTGAACCTTCTGAAATTGTATCAGTATTACCTTGTGTAAAAGAAAATACACCAGTTCCAGAATTATAAGATATTGAACCTGTTGCTGATACAGAAGATCTTGCTCTAGTATCAGTATAATATAAATTAGATCCTTCAATTAAATCATTAGTTGACTTAGAAGATAAATCTAATGTAGTTGAAATATTAGCATCAGCAGTACCATCAAAACTAGCAGTACCAGTTATTGGACCTGTTAAAGCAATATTTCTAGCAGTAGCTAATCTTGTAGCTTGATCAGCAGATGTAACTGCGTCATTAATTTGTACATAACTACTTCCACCCCATCTGTAAACATCACCAGTATCAATAGCAACATATATTTTACCTGATTCTCCAGTAGCTGGGAATGAAGCAAAATTAGCATATTCTACAACATCATCTACATAACTTGGTAATTGTGCATTTGCAACTTTACCAGCAGCATCTAATCCTGCATATCCGTTAATTTGATTTTTGTTAGCAATTTTTTCTAAAGCAGAAGCATTATAATTATCTAAAGTAGCAGCATCAACATTTAAAGCATCAACAAATGTTTTATTTACACGTGAATCAATAGTATTATTAATACCAGTAATATCAATTGAACCAGTAGCACCAGTATCACCTTTAATACCTTGTAAACCTTGTGGACCTTGAGCCCCAGCTTGACCTTGTATACCTTGATCACCTTTAGCACCAGCTGGACCTGTTGGTCCTGTTTGTCCAGTTAAACCTTGAATACCTTGATCACCTTGTGGACCCTGTGGACCTGTTGGTCCTTGAGGACCCGTTGGACCAGTTGGTCCTGTTTGTTTTGAAACTACAATTGTTTCAGTTGTTCCATCTATTTTAATTGTCATATTATTTTATTCCTTACTGAGGTTGGTATCTTATTACAAATACAAACCTAATTGAATTTTTAACTTCAGGAGTTCCTGCAGCCCATTGTACTTTCATTACCACAATATAGGGTGATGTATCATCAGGTGTTGAAGTAAAACTTCCTTGATCTGATAATAATGTTTCGGGAACTAATAATTCAAATTTACCAGCAGTACCAGTATTATGTATTAATTCTGCTTTAGTATAATTATGTTGTGTTGCAGTAGGCTCTTTTGTTAATGAATCAATTACTATAGATCCTCTTTTTCTTGTAACATTTGCTTCAAATAAAACAGCTTCTATATCAAAAGTAGTACTTGCAGAACTAAAATCTATAGTGCCATCTTCTATTGATAGTAAAAATTGATTACCTTCAGATATTTCTCGAGCAATAATATTATCTGCTCCTCCTAAGTAATTTTGTATGTTTGATATTCTCATATTATCTCCTGTAGGTTAGTTATGAGTTAAATATATACCTGTAGATATATATTTTTGTTAATTAAGTTTCTTTGACCCAAGCTGTACCATTCCATTTATAGATATAAGATGCAAGTAAAGCATCATTATTACTATCTACTATTGTATAGGTAGTTCCTGGGTTAGTATAAATTGTTGCACCAGAATCATTAGCACCTAATGATAAACCAGTAATTTCACTGTCATTGTTTACCCTGTATGCTAAATATAATTTAGTAGAATAATAAACCATTTCAGATCCATTTATTGTATTAGTAGATTGATCAACTGGTATATTAGATATTTCCGTAGAAGTAATTGCATCAGTATCAATAACATATTGACCATTTAAATTAGCAGTTATATCAAAAAACCCATCTACTAATGCAGCAGAACCATTTGATAATCCATCAAAAGCAAATTCTGGAGTTTTTAAAGCATCTACTTTATATCCTGGAAATATAGTATTTAAACTATTTTTAGTAGTTTCAAACCAAGAATAATCTGTTGTAGTATTTGAAAATATATCTTTATTAGCTAAAGTTACAGATCTTAAACCATAATAATTTGGAACCGATGAACCTAATGTAGTAATTGAAGCATTACCAGATCCTGTTGAAAAATCACCAACTGTTGTACCTGTTGCCGCATTATTTGTTACAATTAATCTAAATATATCATTATAATATGCACTATCAACTGAAGTAAATCTAATTTGACCAGATGTTGGTTGATCTTTTTCAATAACCCAATCAGTAGTTAATGTATTTATATTACTTACTATATCTGATATATTATTTATAGCACCAGATAAGGTTGGTACAAAACCAACAAAACTTTTATTTAAATCAGCAACAGAACTTCCTGGTTTATATAATAAAACATTAGTTTTACCAGCATCATTTATATTAGTTTGAGTAGTTCCTAAAATACCTTGAGTAATACTTTTTGTAATATTTGAATCAGAAAAAGTAAAATCTAATCCAATATCATCTTGAATAGATGTAGTATAATTTACTATTTTTGAATCTCCTGAATCTATAGTTGCTGTCATATATCCATTTAAAGAAGCATTTAATGCATTTTTAAATTCAAGAGCAGCAGCAGTAGCATCTAAATTATTACTAAATATTTGTGTTGTTCCACCAGTAAATGTAACTTGACTAAATAATGGATCACTTCCTATAGTTTTAGTATTTAAATTAGGTGCTGAAATAAGATATGTTTCTCCTAATACACCTGTTGTTGTAATTGATGATGTTCCAAAAACAATATCACCTACATCAGGAGCAGTAGCAGATCCATTATTTACTGTAGCAGTCCATAATTTAGTTACATCTGAATCTATAGCTTGTACTGATGTAAATGTAATTTTTTTATTAATATTATCATATGTAGCAGAATAATCATTAGGGGATTCAATATTATTATTTACTAATGCAATTAAATCTGTTCCAATTTGATTAGCTTGATCATCATTAACAGTATCAGCAGCAACACTTAATGTTAATGTTTCTGTTCCATGTGGCTCAGTTAAAGTTATAGTTGTAGCAGCTGAAGTTCCAGTACCATCTGTTTCATATTCATAATTTGCAGTAATATTTGTACCATCAGCACCAGCATCATTAATTGAAAAAGATGTTGTTTCATTTGTAGCTGTACCTGTATTAACTATTATTTCATATCCTTCAAAATTAATAGTACCACTATCAGGATTTATATCTGATGTATAAGTTGGTAATGAAACTGATAAATTATTTATATTTAATCCTAATATTGCTGTTCTAATTTCATTTAATGCATCAATAGAATTAATTTGATTTGAAAAAATATTATTAGTAAAAGATCCTAAAGATCCTAAATTTACTGAATATTTAGTATTTGAACCTGAAATCCATCTTGTTTCTGAACTAGGCTCAGTAGTATTATAAATATATAAATTATTATTTAAAATAAATTCTTTACCATAACCAATAACATCATTTGAATCTGAATAAGTTTCTTGTGATACATATGTTCCAGTTCCATCGTCAGTATATACTTGAGTATTTGTAGTATTTACTGCAACAACAGAATTAGAATCTATAGGATGAATATTATTTAAACTATTCCTCATAGTAACACCAGTAATAATATCTGACCCTGCCCATGTTCCTGCGTTTACATAAACAGAACTAATTGCTGCCATTTTTAATTTCCTTTATTATTAGTTAAATTGTGCACCACCAGTTGCAATAAAGTCATTAAAATCTATTGAACTTGTTTGTACAATTTGTGAAACTGAATTAGTATAAGTGATTATATTATTATTGGCACTAGCACTAAAATTAGTTAAGTTATTAATTGCTGAAGCTATAGCCGTAGCCGTACCTGCAACAGTTGAAGACATAACAGCTGTTAAATTACCATAATCTGTTAAAGATAATTCCCATGCTCTTATCGGATTACTTGTATTATCATAATTACTATCTAAAGTAATTGTATATGTATTTGTTGTACCTGGTCTTGTTAAAATTAATTCTCTAACTTTTGAAGCTGTAGTTATTTTTACATTAGTATCACTTAAAAGTTTGATTGAAATAACACCACTAATAGTTTCTACATCTGTAGATACTTGTTCATATCTGTGATAATATTTTATTTTAGTTCCATTATACCAAACAATAATATTATCATTTGAATCTACTATATTGTTACTAATATCAAAATTTGTTAATGTTGTTAATATTGTCATTAGTTAAACTGTGCTCCCCCTGTTGCCCCTGTTGTAGCTGGGATTAAATAATAATTCCATATTTGACCTTCAGTAGTTGAGCTATTATATAATAAAACATCATCTCCCATACTAGAAACATTAAAGTTTTGAACACCACCTGCATTTGTTCTTGCATAAGATTCCCATGTAAAATTAGTTCTTCTAAATGAAAATAATTCAGTATCAGACATTACATATATAGTATTAGTACCTATAGTTACTGATCTTCCAAATCCACTTGATACTCCCTCAGATACTAATGAAGCTAATTCTAAAGTATCATTAACTTTAACACTATCATTTGAACTATCTGCAGTTAAAAATCCTGTAGCATTCCAATCTGCAATATTTGAAATTGTTTTTCTAGATGTACTATTTAATATTTCATCAGCTAAACCAATATGTAATAATTCTTTTTGTGTTACATTACCTCTTGTTCCTGTAAAACTTAATTCTTGAACTTCTTGTACAGATGTACCTGAATTAAAAGCTGTAGGAAATGTTACAGATCCCGAACCATCAGCATTACCTGTTCTAGTAATATTATTAATTGTTGTACCTGTATAACCTATTTGTTGAACAGCATCTACTGGATCAAAACTATCTCTTATATTTAAACCAGTATTGCTATCACCATATCTAATTTGAGTAAATCTGTTTACAACACCATAAGGATTTTTTGTATCATTAGGGTCAACAATAATTCCAGAAGCCCCTGAAGTAATACCACCAGTACTAGGTCTAAATACACCAAAGTTATAAGAATTAGAAAATGATCCTCTAGCAAATTGGTTAATAGGTCTTACCCAAAATACTAATGTATCTGTAAAATCTAAATCAAATACTTTATGTGTTATTGTTGCACCTTCAGTAAATGGACCTGTTGATGTTCTAAATGAAATATTAAATTCTCTATCAGCAATAGCAGCATTAATATTATCTCCAACATATATTTCAAATGTTTCTGTTAATCCCGTAGGTACAGTCCATTGTAATTGTACAAATGGAGTAGTAGAATTTGTATCGCTACTAATTGCTGTTAAATTTGTAATTGCTCCAAAATTTCTAGGATTAGCTAAATTTGTATTAGGTGCTGTTTGAAATTCTGTTAATGCTTCTTCTGCATATGCATCTGCATTATATTCTTGAGCAGTAATTAAATAACCTGATACACCATCTTCATTCATATCACTTTCAGTAATAGAATTAATTTTAAATAATTTATTAGTAAAACCGTAAGTACTATTTGTAACTGATATTATATCTACAACTTGTAATGCTAAAGCCCTTGTATCTGTTTTAAATGAAATAATTAAATTATCTCTTGATTTTTTAACAATAATATGACCAAGTCTTTCAGCCATTATATTATTATTTACAAATTTAAATCTTGTATCTTGAACTAATTCAGGCTCATTATATGATTTTAAGTTATCAGGTAAATTTAAAAATACTTGATCATCTTGATATTTTTGATCATAAGAAGAGAATGAAATATTCATTTTATTTAATGCACTATTAAAACCATCATTAACTATTGTAACATCACCATACATATTATCTGGATTAAATGACATTACAGATGATCCTGTAGTATCAGAAATAACTTGAAACTTACCTAAATGATAAGAAAATATAGCTTGAGAACAAACAACTAAATCAGAAACATTTAAATCTCTTTCATCAAATGTATTTATAGCACCATCTGTTGTATATCTTTTTGCTGTTGTGCTGTTACCATCTTTATCTGTGTGTGTAATTAAAGTATCACAAAATGTTTTATGAGATGCAAATGTAGTTAAATCAATATCACTATCACTCATTACATCGCCACAACCATAAACAGTACTAGTTAAATAATCTAATAAACATTCAGAAGGATTATTTGAATAAGATGTACCACTTGATAAAGTAGATCCATTAAATGTTCTAACTAATTTACCTTGAACTTCTGCTCCTAGTTTACTTGTTAAACCAGTTACAGATTCATCTCTATTATATTTTAATTCTACATATAAATATGCAACATTAGGCATTGTTCTGTTTACAGCATTACTTGCCCATTTACTTGAAAATGTTTCCATAGGAGAACATCTTCCACCTGCTTTAAATTTTTTAACTGTCAAATTTCCATTTAAAAAATCATCAGTTCCACCTTGTGAATCTGTTGCAGTTGTTACATTACCATCACTATCTAAAGTTAATTTATAATCATCCCACCATATTTGACCAATATTTTCAATAGGTCCTTCACACAATGTAATAATAAATGCCATTGTTTGGTTATCAGATGTTATATCAGCAAATGTAATTGAACCAAATACTCTACTTTGTCCATAAATAACAGGTAATTTGTTACCAGGATCAGAAGCTATTCTTTGTCTAACACCAGGATCTGGGGCTTGATCGGCTATTCCTGGACCAGCAGGTACATCTGGAGCAAATAATTTGTTTGCAATAAATGATACTGCTACTGATAATGCAAATCTAAGTACAAACCCCTGAACGGTTTGTGCCGTTACTGCTGTAATGATAGGTGCGGCTGCTGCCATAGTTAAACTTCCTTTTTGTACATTGATTGAAATTCTTTATAGTTCAATTTATTAAAATTAATATTAGTTTTTGGAATAGAATAAAAAATTATATCTTTAACTTCTTTATGATTTTTTATTTCTTTCTCTAACATTTTATTCATTCTATAAAATATTGAGGATCCTCTTTTATTGGGATTAACCCAAGTTAATAAAACATGTAATTGTGTTATTTGTGGATTTAATAGATTAGGTATTTTCATTCCTAATAATACACCATCAATAACTCCATCATTTTCTGATATTATTGCAGTTTTATCCTTAGCTATTGCTTCCATTAAGCCTTTATAATATTCCGTATTGTCTTCTTTAAATTGACCAAAATCAAATTCCATTCTGTGTTGTTCAAGTAATTTTACACCTTGATCAACGTCTTTATATTCTCCAATTCTTATCATTATATTTTATTCTCTTTTCTTATTAATCTTCTGCACCAAATCTTGGATTAAAGTCAACCATTGAGGCAACAAATTCCATAGATGCATCATTATTTGTATATTTTTTAAATGAACTATCAGATGTAAATCTACCTGATTTAGTATTTAATATAGCACCTACTATATTTTTACATTCTACACTTATATTAACATCACCACTTTCAGTGTTTTCTTCATCAACTGCATGTGAGTTAATTACACCTTGCCATTTTTGATAAACTTGACCTTGGATTGCTCCAGTTTCTTCATTCCAAAAGGCTTGATATATTGTAACTATACCACCTATAGCATTTACATTTTCTAAAGCAGCTATAATTGTATTTGGTATACCATTTAATTTTATAGTTATTGCATTAGTTTTTACATCTTTAGTTTCTTCAACAGCAGATAAACTTACTATATTTGAACCAGGTAAATATGTATCATTATTATATGTAATATTTGTGTAACCTGTATTTAAAAATAAACTATCAGCATTATCTGAAGTAACTTGAAATTTAATTAATTCAATAGGATAAGTTTTAGTACTATTTGTTTCAGCTAAAGTTACTGAATCTATTACTCTAACCATTATAAAACCTCCTGAAATTCAAAAGATCCATATGCATAATAATTATATCCTGGACCAGGCACAACCGTTACATTTGGTCTACCGTTTAATAATAATTTAAATTGTACTCCGTTACCATAAGTAAAAGTATTAGGACTTACAATAGGATTAATTGCACCAGTCATTAATTTAAAACTTATTATATTAGAACTTGCAGTAGCATCTTCTTTAATTTGATAAACTTTTGTACTTGAACTAAATTGTATAAAATCACCAGCCTTAACATTACTTGAATTATCTACATTAGCTAATTGAACATCAACTCCACTTGTATTAGCATCAACAACTGTAATTGTTAAACCAGATTGTGCAATTATAGATCCATTAGCAAAAGTTAAATTAATATTTGATGGTAAACTAGTTGTTTTAAAATCAATACCATCTATTAAACCTAATAATTCAGATTCAACTTCATCATATTTTGTTTTAGTTAATAATGGTAAATTTACTTCCATAGAATAAAATGTCGGACTGCCTCTTTCTTGTCTAGCATAACCTGAATTAGATATTGATCTTCTAACTCTTGCTGTTCTATTTAATGATATATCATTTGTATATTCAAATATTTTTGACATTATTTTCTCCTCATACTTAATCCAGAAGTATTTCTACTGAAAGTTTTATTAGCACCACCAACATGTGATGGGCTTGATGATATAACTGCTCTAATTTGATCTATTGCTCTTTGATCAACATTACCACTTATATTAATTGTATTATTAGTTACTGAACCTTGTTGTCCAACTTGACCTCTAGGTATAACAACTTCTCCTGGTGTTAACATTGCAGGAATCCTGTCAGTGTAAGGTGCACCACCTGGTACAACTCCACCTTTATTAAAACCTAAAAACCCAAATAAACTATTACCTGAACTTGCACTATTAACAGCCGCAGTTGCAGTAGCTAATCCTAATTGTTTTGCATATTCATTAGTAATTTCTTTTTGGTTTTGAACTTTTTTCTCACCAAGTTTTTCAAATAATTTTTCTATTTGTAATTCAATAGTTTTTGAAATAATAGTATCTAATACAGTTTGATATACATTTCTAAAAATATTTTTTATATTTTCTAATACTGAAAGGTTTTGTCTCATTCCATCTAGTAATGTTGTACTAATTGTATTTGAAATTAATTTAGCTTCAATACCAGCATCTTTTAAAAGACTACCATATGTTGTTTGAGCAGCATTAAGTTTACCTTGATCACGAATCATATCTCTATTCATATTCATAATTCGTTCATTTAAAGCCATATTAGCTTTTGCTCTTTTATCTGCTGCTATTTTATCATCCTGAGCCATATCCCCTCTTGGATCAGCACCTTTAAAATCTCTAAATCTATCTGCTCTTGATAATGGACCTTTACCTGTTCTATATGCTTCTTGGGCATCTGCTAATGCTCTCCATTTTTCAGCAGTACCATCTAATTCACGTTGTAAGTTTTTTATAGCCTCAAGATTAACATCTTCATCACCTATATTAAGTACATTTTTAAATTTTAAAAAGTTTATTTTAATTTTATTTAAATTATCATTAAAATTACCCATTAAATATTTACCAAGTGCTTTAAGTTCATCACTAAAAGCTATCACAGCTACCACTGCAATTTGAATACCTGTTACAAGAATTCCTATTAAATTTGCTCTTACAGCCACATTAAAAGCATACATACCAGCTGTTGCTGCCTTAACTACTATAGCTAATTGAACAAATTGTGCAGCAATACCTGCAATAAATGCTCCTAATTTTAATCCAATAAATATTTTAAATGCTGTAGTTATATTATCAATATTTTTAGATACAAACCTAATTCCATTTTCAACACTTTTAAAAGCACCTGCTAATCTTTCCCCTACAGTTTTAGCTAATTCTTTTAATTGTTTATCATTGGCTTTAAAATTACCAACCAAAGCAATTACTTGTTCTTTTACACCTGCAAATAAGGGTTGTGCAGCCGCTTGTCTAAATCTGAAGTAAGCATCTTCAACAAATGAAACCTGTGCTTCTAATGTAGATTCAAAGTCTTTTGTTGCTTTAGAAAATTGACCACCATTAGCAAATACTTCAAAGAATTTCTTTCTAGTTTCTTCAATTGATACTTTAGCACCAGCTTCGAAACCTAACATTGCTCTAACACCTCTTTCTCTGAATACATCAGCGGCAGCAATACCACCAGCAAATGCTCTTTGAATTTGTTCAGCAGTTTGTCTAAAATCTAATCCTGTAGCTGCAGCAACGTTACCAGTTACTTCTAATATTTTAGATAATTCTCCAGCATCTTTAGATATAACGGCTAGGTTACCAGATCCTGCAGCAATAGCTTCTAGTGAGAAAGGTACTTTACTAGCAAACTTATTCATTTCCTCAAATGCTTTTGCACCTTCTGTTGTTGAATTAAATAGTAGTTTAAATCTTACTTGAAGTGATTCAGTAAGTCTACCTGCAGCAAATGTGTCTTTAACAAATTTACCAATACCAAAAGTTACAGCAGCTAATGATGCAGCAACACCAACTTTTAAAGTTGTTCCAAGTGCAGCAAAAGTAGACCTTGATCTTGCAGCTGCTACTTCTAAACCTTTTAATCTTTTTGAAGCTATAGTAGCATTTGTACCTAGTTTATTTAAACCAGATTGTAATTTACCTATTTCGCTCTGTCCCTTTACATTAGCAATTATGTCTAATTTTACAGCCATGTTTCCTTTATCCGTTAGTTACTTCAATACTAACTGTATCAAAATGTCTTCTAAAAGCAGCCTCTATAAATTTAGTAGGTGCTTGCTGAGAATGTCCATTATTAAGGAACTCTATATATGTTGTACCATTTGTAACAATAATTTTTTCAGGTTTATCTTTAGGAACCAATATATTAATGTTTGATGATATAGGTGTTTTTTGATTATAGTATGTTTCAGTGTATCCAATGTACCAGCTATTTCTAGCTTGTCCTGTATCAACTGGAGTTGTTAATTTTACGTCAGCAAAAGCTTTTAATGCCCTTGTTCTAAATTCTTGTTCAATTGCCTTATCAATATCTTTAGCTAAATTCTTAGAGGCCGAACTTAGACCTATAGTAGTTATTGCCATTATATTTTTTTGCCCTTGTTTATACCCTTTTTAATAATATATCCTTGTGTACCATTGGCACCAATGTTTACTTCTTTTTTAAGGTTTTTAAATAATTCTTGTTCTTTAATTTTGTTTTTATTGATAAGGGCATATGCAGTTATTTTCTTTGTGTCTCTCATAATTACCTTTCAAGTGGGCAGTTCACACCGCCCATACTATCATTTTTCAGATTTTTTATCTTCCATAAAAGATATATTATTTCTTTTAGCTATGTTTTTTAATTCATTAAAGCCAACTTCTAATTTTATATCTCTTTGTTCTTCACTTTTTGAAAACATATTTAATGATGGAAATAAATCTTTTACTTTAAGTGGTTTAGTACCTTGATAAGTTGTTTGAGCCAATATAGCAGATCTATGATCTTCTCGCCAACCGTACGGTCTTGTTTCAAAATATTTAATCCAACCCATATATTCTTTGCTGGACATATTATAAATATGATCTAATGTAACACCTAATTGATGAGCCAATTCATATTCTGCTAGCTCTTCTTCCCCAATTCACCACCTTTATCATCTGATGCAGCTAAACCATTATATACAAGAATTTCTTGTGATAGTTCAGTTAATGCTTTAATTGGAAAGTTTTCAAAATCTGAATCTTCCATTTCATTAGCACCTACAACAGTTTGTTTAAATATAGCACTTAAAGTTTTTATACCAGCAACATCATCGGTTTTATTTACATCTAATGTTTTTTGTAAATCTTTTATACCTCTAACTGTTAGTTGTTTTATCTCCACTTCCTGATCCAGGAACGGTACTTTCTTCGTTATTTCTATTATCTTTATGTGTTTCATTTTTAATTTCCTCTAAGGGTTTTATATATAAATGTTTATTATTCGATTCAAAGTCTTCCATCATTTTTCTAATTTTATGTAAAATATCTAATGTTTCAAAGACCTCGACTTTATTATCTACGTCCTGCAGTCTATCATAAGTTTTTCTTATTGATGTATCTACAGATTTTTTTATGTGTAAAGAAGTTATTCTTAATACATAATATTTATTAAATGGTTTATTATCCATGATTTTATCCTATACAATTTGATTAAGCTGGGTGATTAAACCCAGCCTAATATATATTTTATTATGCGTCAGTAAACGGACCAGTATAGTCAGTTGAAGTACTCAATGTCAAAGTTGCCTGATTTGAATCAGTCAAATTTGGAGATACTTCAAAAGAAGCTATTTGTCCTTTTACGTAAAATGCAGCATTTGCACCAGTAGCTGAATTTTTTACATCCAACTGGAATACATATGTTACTCCATCTTGAACTAAAGCTTGAATTGTATCATGTACACTTGGTACATAATTCAAACTAAATTCTAGTGTTGGAGCATCAGATTGACCTTGTATTTGGCTACTTACAGATTGTCCGTAACTAGGTACGTTAACAATGTTAGCAGGTTTACCAAATGAAGGAAATTCTCTGATGTTAGTAACATCTACCGAATTTTCAAAATCACCACCAGCACCGATGAAGGTTTGGTGTTCAGCATCTGAAGTTGGTAAAGTGTAACTACTATCAGCTTTGTATTTTAGTTTAGTGAAAATACCAGCACCTATATTTGAAATTAGAGCCATTTTTGTTTTCTTCCTTTATATTATTTTTGGTTAAATTGATTTGAAATTGACCGTATAGTCTACATTATATAAACCAGCGTCTTTTGGGTCAATTCCAATGTTTGTTATAAAGCTATTAGTTGTTTGTAGATATCCAGAGATTACTTCTTGATCTAATAATGTTTTTAGTAAATCAGCAATTTGATATGCTCTTTTCATACCTGCTCCAGCTGGAACAAATATATTACATACAATTTGACCATTTGCTATTACATCTTGATAAGCTAATTCTGAAGAAAATGGTAATACAGAAACTCGTATCCATTCCTCAGCATTAATTTCCCCTTGATAATTCGCAGGAAATGCTTTGATGTTATTAGATGTCCAAGCGGTGGAAGCAAACAAACCTTCAACAGCTGTCAACATTTGTGATATTGTAGCCATTAAGATTCCCTTCCAACAGTTAAAGTAATAACATAATTATTATCTTCAAATTTATTTATTTTCCAAGTTTTACCTCTAAATACAACAGTGTCGTAATTATCAATTTTCTTAGAATCTAAATAATCTGAATCAAATATTAAATTACATTCTAGTCTAGGTGTATCATCGTTAGTTCTGAATTGATTTTCAACTACCGCTTTCGCAGTAAAAGAAGTATCAGTAGCAGTATCAACAGATTGTGTAGTAAAATTATAATTACTTACAGTTTTATTTGTAAATACTATATCTTCACCAAGATCACCTATAATATTAAATGCCATTTTTACATTATTTTTAATTAGTTTTGAGTAGCTCATTAAGCACCTCCACTAACTTTAACTCCTCTATTAGTTGCAGAACTAGCAGGATTATCGAATTTAACAATTATATTTTGAATATGATCAGGTAATTCGTTAAAATTACTAATTCCAGATCCTAAATCAAATGTTAAAGAAATAGAGCCAACAGATAAATCTTTCAACCTAGGCGAACCTGATGATTGATCTTCTATTGTGCTCATATTTTTAATCAAGTGTAATGCTAACTCATAGGTAGCTTTTTTGATATCTTCAGGAAAAGTTCCATAACTTGTTGTTGATCTATCGTCTTCTAAAGTTTCATACCCACCAGATTTTGTATCCCAATAAGTAATATCTCTAGGCCACGATAAAGGATAAAGGGCAGTAGGCACAGCCGTTCCACCCCAATCCAAGTTATCGAGAATTCCTGTGGCTGTTACTAAAGCTCGTTCAACAGTTTCATCTGTAGCACTATCCCATGAAGCTTGGTTAAGTCTATCATAGAAATAACTTTCTGCTTCTGTTATAGTAACAAATGAATTGTATCCTTTTTGTAAAGCCATTATTTTTCTCCGTATCTAATAGTTATAATATTAACCGTGATAAATTGGGAATAAACCAATTTGGTTAACGTTAGTAGCATGTACTGCCCAGTTTGTACCTAGAGCAAGATCAGCATTAGCAGGGTATGCAGTTGCACTTCCAGCCCATGAGAATCCTTTAGGGTGCATTATATTACCCCATCTAGATAAAACAGTAACAAGACCACCACCATTACCAGCTAGTTCGTTTCTTTCAATAGCAGTTGGATTAGTCTGTGCAATATCAGAATAATGTACAGATCCAGCTTTAGCTAAGTAAGATACTTTTAAGCCTGCAGGTAGGTTAGCAGTTAACGATTGGTTGTTAATAATAAGTCTAATTTTTCCACCTAAAATAGTAGAGAAATTGAAGTTACCGTCTACAACTGGAGCAACATCAAGAACGTTTTGTTTTCTCATAATGTTGTAAGTTGCAGTATCAACTACTAAGTAGTAGAAAGGCTCTTCAAATTCACCTTTAACTTCAGTGATAGCATCTAATAGAGTATCAAAGAAAGCAGATCTATTGTTAGTTGTGTTTTCAATTGCAAATAACGGATTTGGAGCATCACTAGCATTAGAACCAGTATAGAAACCAAAAGTACCAACTTTAGCAGCAGGATCAGAAGTACCAATTACAGTTGCACCCCAAATTTTGTCAGATACACCATTTAGGATAGATCTTAATTGTAGATCTTCTCTTCTTGCTCTAACTGAAGCAAATTGAGAACCTAAGTATGATAATCCGTCAACTTTTGAGATTAATCTTTGAACTGACATTTCTTGTGCAGCAATATGATCAATATTTTTGATATATACTGCTGATTTATTTGATACTGCCATTTCATTAATAGCAACATCAGTAGCAGTTTCGTTCTGTTTATTAAAAGTAGTTGGATCAGTAAAATCTAACCATCTTAATGTACCAGTGTAATTTTCACCTGAATCATTGATTCTTGCGTCAGAACCAACCATAGCAGTTGATGTTAATAACGCGGCATCAGCTCTTCCAGCTTGTTCGTAAGCAGAAATTGCTCTTGCAATGTTATTAAAGTTTGAACTTATTACAGTCATTTATTTATTTTCCTTTTATTATTTAAAGCACATAATTGTGCGGTTATTATTATAAAAGATAGGTCTTATTGAGACCAATCTCCAGCAACCTTAATTTGCCCTTTGCTAACAGCATTAAGCATTTCATCGGTTGTCATATCTTTTATAGATGACACAGGAGTAGTTCCTGTACTTGGTTTGGCTGGAGTTATTCCAGATCCCATGTTTGCTTTAACAGAAAATAAGAATTCATTATTATCGTCCTTAGCATAATTTGACACTGTCTCATCAATACTAGCTCCGTTTTCATTCACCCAATTTCCTAAAGCATCTTTCTTTAAACTTTTTACAATATCTGAATAGGCCATATTAGCGGCTTTTTCCGATTTAAAGTTTAAAGAGTTAAGCTGAGTACGCACGGCATTATCTCTGCTCAATTCTATGTTCTTTTGTTCATAAGCCTCAAGTTTAGTATTCATTTCATTTAGTTTCATTTGCATAGCTTCAGAGTGTTTACCTTGTTGTTCAAGGCTAGAAATTTCAGCTTGTCTTTTCTCTACTTTAATTTTCTCAATTTGACTTAAAGCTTCATCTCTTTCTTTATATGCATTATCTAAATTTAATTTGATATTAGATATAGCTTTTGAAACCTCTTGATCAACCAATTGTTTTACATCCGGTTGTTTAGTTTCATCTGCTGTTTCTTCTTTTACTTGAGTATTGTTTTCAATGTTTTCTGACATTTATTTTTCCTTTGGACACGGCCTTAGTTATATTTTAATTTAAAAACAAAAGATTAATTTGATAATTCTTCTAATTGTTTTAACGAAATTAATTTACCATCTTTATTAGAAAATTGAGAAAATTTAACTTTTCCCGAGTTAAACAAAGTAACTCTTTTTTGGTTTCCTAATACAGCCAGTTTAACTTCATTCGGTTGACTTGATAGCCATTCCGGATAAGTTGTTTTACCTGGTACTTGACCATTGATAGAGGCACGACGACTATCTGATAATCCAGCAATTTTTCGTTTTTGTAATCTATTATTGTCTGTATTTAATAATTGATTAGTACTTTTTATAACAGGTATAGTTGTTGATCTACAATTAAAATGTTGTGGTGGTTGAGGCGCATTTTTATTACTTAATGAATAAACTTTACCATCTAATCTTCCACAAATTAAACTAGTTCTACTATCTAAGGTAGCCACATATTGGTAACCTTGAACAACATCATCATTTAATTTATATGTTGTATTTGATACAAAATTAGATGTTTCAGTTATTGCAGTTCTTGTTAATGTTTTTAATTGTACGGTAGAAGCTAATAATCCACTTTTACCTAAATCCTGAGCTATATTTATCATAGCTTTATTTTGAATCATTCCAGTTTTAACTATACTTTTTATTCTTCTTTGTTCTAAAATACTTATAGATGCTAATTGTTGACTATAGGTTCCATTTGATCTAATAATTAAATCATTAACCTTTAAAGTATCTTTTACACCTTTAGCTTTATAAATATTTGTTAAGGCTTTAGCAAAAACACTTTTATAAAATCTAGCACTTACACCAGCTAATTTATTTAATTCACTAATACCTTCTTTATATATTTTTTTATAAGTTAAACGAATTTCAGTATTTAATTTTCTAGTTAAAACATTTATATTTGTTGTACCAGATAATGCTACAATTCGTTGTAATCTTATTTTGTGTGACGCTAAAATTTTATCAATTTCAGTATCCAATCTCTTTTCGTAAAGAGTAAGTAATGCACGGTGTTTCAGCATTCTTGAATATACATCATCGTTTATAGACATTTATTTTTCCTTAATCAATAGATTTTATTTTAGCAAGTTCATCATCCACTACTTTAGCGTGATGAGCAATTAAAATAGCAGCATTATTAACATCAATTTCTAATCTTGCTTTATTAGTTCTTTGTGTTGATAAAGCAATTAAACTATTTCTCATATTTTCGTTTAAATCCTTTTCATAATATTTTTTATCATTAATTACTATTGATTTATTTTCTTCTTGTTTATTTTCTATTATCATATTATTTTCTTCTTTTCCTTCTTATTGTTATTTTTCTTTTTCTTTGTGCCCTTACTTGGCAACAACATCTAGACATTTTATTTTCTCCCTCTTTTCATTTTAATACAAGAATTACCTTTACCTCTTCGGTAACCTTTCCAACAAGCTTTACCTGCTGAACCCTTTTTCTTTTTATAAGCCATTATTTGCCTTTTCGTTTAGCAGCCAATATTTTATCTCTTAAAGCTTTTGGAAGCTTCATTTGTTTTGCAGTAAGTTTAGCCTTACCTGAACTTTTCTTAACACTACTTTTTCTTTTATAAGCCATTTTATTTACCATTTCTTACAAGACCAATATCTTGCTTTTGTTTTTGGACCAGGACTAGCGCAATTATGTCTTGCTCTAAAACTAGCTCTTGCTCCAGGATTGTTTTTTCTTATTCTCATAGTTTTTTGACCAGCTGCTTTAGCTGTTGTTCCACCATGACCAAAATTTACTTTTACAACATTACCTTTGGAATTTTTGACATAAACTTTAAATTTTTTTACATCACCACGCATTGGTTTGTTTAAAGTAACTTTTCTACCTTGATATTCTGCCATAATTAAATATCCTCACCAGGTTGTTCTATACATGCAAATTTAGTTAATATTTTATATTCATTAATTTGATCAGTTGTATATTCATTTAATATTAATTTAGATTCAAAATAACCTTTTTGTAAACAATCATTCCAATCATTATATTGACCAGGCTTTATTATTCCTGGACTACATTGTTGTGCAATAGCAGAACAAATATACATAGTTAATATAAATTTCATATACTACCCCCACAAATTACCAGTAATTGAACCTTTACTATATTCAGTAGCTCTATTTTCAAAGAAATTAGTATGTTCAACACCATTAATAACCCAATCAAGCCAGCTTAACGGGTTTTCTTTAATTTTATAATTTGGTTTTAAAGACAATTGTAATAATCTTTTATCAGCAATATATCTTATATATTGTTTTACTTCTTCAGGTTTTAATCCACGAATTCCACCCATTTCAAAAGCTAGGTCAATAAACTTATCTTCAAGTTCAACCATATCTCTACATGTTTGATATAATTCAGCTTTAAAATCTTCTGTCCATACTTCAGGATTTTCTTTTACTAATGTATGAAATAATTTAATCATTGATTCAACATGATGTGTTTCATCTCTAATAGACCAAGTAACAATTTGACACATACCCTTCATTTTTCCAAACCTTTGAAAGTTTAAAAGCATTACAAATGATGCAAATAATTGTAAACCTTCTCCAAATGCAGAAAAACAAGCAATATCTCTTATTAAACCTTGAGTACCTTTACCTTTAGATTTAAAAAGATATTCATGTTTATTAGCCATTTCTTTATATTCTTGAAATGCTTTAAAATTAGTTAATTGTGTTTCACCAATAGTATCATTTAATAATGAATAACTATGAACATGATTAGCTTCAGATGAAACAAAAGATGAAAGCATCATTCTTACTTCAGGAGATTTAAATTTTGGAATATATCTATCCAAATATGCTTGTGCAATATCTACATCACCTTGAGTAAAGAATTTTAATATTTGAGATACTAAATTCTTCTCTTCTTCAGTTAATCTTTCATTCCAATCCCTTACATCTTCATGCAATGGTACTTCACTAGGAAGCCAATGCATCTTCTGCATTGTTTCATATGCTTCAAACGCCCATTCATAATCGAAAGGCTTATAATAATTTCTAGTATCAAATAAACTCATTTTTTTTTAATCTTTCTGTTAACCTTCACAAGCCAAGCAATCAGCTTCAGGTATTATTGTTCTTTCAACTTTTTTACTTACAAGTTCAGCACGTTTAATTGCTTCACTTCTACAGTAATATAAAGTTTTTAATTTTTTCTTCCAAGCTAACATATGTGTATCATGTAACTCTTTAATATTAACATCAGCAGGAACAAATAAATTTAATGATTGACCTTGACAAATAAATTCTTGTCTATCAGCTGCATGTTCAATAACCCAGCTTTGGTTAATTTCAATTGCAGTTTTAAATACATCTTTTTCCCAAGCTGATAATTCTTTAATATGTAAAACAGAACCTCTATTACCTAAAATTGAAGTCCATGTTTTTTCATTATTAATTCCTTTTGTTTCTAATAATTTTTCTAAAAATTTATTTTTAACAAGAAAAGAACCAGACATAGTCTTTTGAACATAAGCATTAGCTCTAAAAGGTTCAACACTTGGAGAAGTAGTTCCACAAATAATTGAACTTGAAGCATTAGGAGCAACAGCAAGTAAATGAGCATTTCTCATTCCAGTGCCTTCCATATCCGGAGCTTCACCTCTTTTTACGGCTAATCTTTGAGATTCTTTAACAGCTTCATCTTTTATGTGTTTAAACATTATTTTATTTTTAGCTTTTGCCATAA